TTTAATTGTATTTGCATTGTCTTTACTATTTAATTATAGCACATATGCTATATTTTGTTATGATATATGCGTAATACCCATATATGTGTGACACCCATATATGGGGTATGGGTACCCATATAGGCGATATAGAGGGCAGGGGCACCCCTACACTCTATACACGGACCCCCGTAGCCGTAATTAGCCCCCCGAGTAACGAAAAAACAAAAGGACTATGCCGTTTTATGCCAACAACCTAACCACGTTACCACGTCAACAACCTAACCACGTTACCACGTCAACAACCTAACCACGTTACCACGTCAAACGACTATCCTCGTCAACAACCTAACCACGTTACCACGTCAAACGACTATCCTCGTCAACAACCTAACCACGTACTACCCTCTTGACAAACCCCTCCAACTATGCTACAATGCCCATATGGGCAAATACAAACAACTACTCGAACAGATGGACGCCAATTCAGATAAGCATTACGGTGATTTTGCTTTCTTTAATGATATGTTCGAGATTATAAGGGAATACCACCAAGTAGATAAGCAGGCCGCCTATGTATGGAACTCAAAACTTCAAAAAATGTGTAATCTATACATACGGGGCTGCTGTATCACTGGTGACACCCAAAGTGTAAAAGATGCGAACCGACTATATAGGCGTGCGACGCTCTTCGCTGCTTATGATAGCGTAGATGATTATCTCTTATTCCTAGAGTGGGAAAGGCCTCCAAAAGAAAAGTTTTATATGCCAAGACGGAAAGTGCTATTGCCCATAGTTAAAAAGCTCGACCTTTTGTCAAATAACGAACTAGTAAATTTAATAATAACACTACCACCGGGAGTGGGAAAGTCCACTCTAGGCATAATGTATATGACAAGGGAAATGGGTAAGTTCCCAGAAAAGAGTAACCTTATGACAGGACACTCGTCTAGGTTGACCGACGGGTTTTATAAAGAAGTTAAGTCAATTATTACAGGTAATGACATATACACTTGGGGCGAGATGTTTTCGTCTGTGCCATTCGAGGGAGATAGCGCACTGAATACTTCTGTTAATCTCGGTCAGCCTGCTAGGTTCCCAACGCTTACTTGCCGAAGTATAGCCGGAACCCTAACGGGCGCTGTACGTGCTAGCGGAATAATTATAGCTGATGACTTGGTCGAAGACTTAGAGGAGGCACTATCCGAGGATAGACTAGAGAAGAAAACGCAGGCGTATGCCAACCAAGTGCAAGATAGACGTATGCTCGGCGCAAAGAATATAATGATAGGCACGCCTTGGTCGATAAATGACCCACTTGCTAGGTTCGAGAAGATGTGGAACGAGACCTCGCCAAAGACTAGCTGTAGGATATCCATTCCTGCGCTTACGCCAGAGGGTGAAAGCAATTTCAACTATAAATATGAGAAAGGATTTGATAAAGAGTATTTTGAGAACACTAAACTGTTACCGGGTATGGACGATATAACGTTTGACGCTAAGTTCCAACAAGAGCCTGTAGAACGTAAAGGACTATTGTTCGCAGGTGATGAGTTGAACTACTACGACGGTACTCTGCCAACGGACAATAAGAACCCCCTAACACGCATATCCTCGTTTAATGATGTAGCGTGGGGGGGAGGTGACTTCTTAGTTAATGGGTTCTTCTATGAGTACAAGAACGGAGACACCTATGTACACGACGTGGTATGCTCACAAGGGACTAAGATGGTAACGGTACCCGAGATAGTCGCTAAAATGCTAATACACCAACCCAATTATAACCAAGTAGAGGCGAACAACGGCGGTCATATGTACGGGGAGGAGGTACAGCGCGCTTCTCTAGTTGTGGGGCTAACAGTTCATATGAGAGCTCTTAGAGCGCCAAATAACACAGCGAAACACGTTAGGATAACACAATGGAGTGATACGATAAAGCATAAGATGTTCTTCCGAGATAAAGCCCACCGCGATTCCGAGTACGCCGAGTTTATGATGTGGCTAATACGCTATCCAAGAACAGGCAAAGGCGTTCGGTACGACGACCCCCCAGATATGCTAGCAATGGCTGCGGCGGATATATACAGGCTACAGTCAAGTAATGCCATAGCAATGAGCCGTCCCGGCGGATAAAGTGCTTGACAAGCGGTAATATCTGTGATATAGTAAAATAAATTATACTTAGAGGGTAACCTCAAATTAGGTCGCATTATACTTGGTGACCGCTTGCTTAAATAGCACAACGGGTGGTGCAGCTGTCTCGTAAACAGCAGGTCGTAGGTTCGAGTCCTACTTTAAGCTCCAAGGTTAAGTCCTCACAGGCCCACGGTTTTAACACTCCTCGGGGGCAAACTTGTGAGGCATTACATAAAAAACTTTATAAAAAGCCTTGACATATTAAATCTTCTGTGATATTATAATTCTATACGGAGGAATTTATGGCTGACACAACCACCACGACAACTGTTTATCAAGCAATCGAAGCTGACCGTTTTACGGGCAGAGCAGCTATGTCGACCTCTATAGACCCAAAAACTCCAGATAACGTTATAACTATTCTCAATACTATGCTCCCCACGTTTAACAAGAACGTGGAAGAAATGGAGAAGCTGCGTAGGTATTACGGCGGCGCACAAGATATACTTTGGCGTGAAAAGGATATAAGGCCAGAGATAAACAACAAGACCGTTGTAAATTACGCTCTTATGATAACAGATTTTTGGAAAGGGCATACCGTCGGCGAGGGAGTTCCTTACGTGCAGAGAAGCGCGAAGAGCGAGGCCGACGCTAAAGCGATAGCGGATAACATCGCAACACTAAACGACTATATGCACGTACAATGCAAGAGGGCTATGGATATAGACCTTATGGAAGACGTGTTAATAACAGGACAAGGATATAGAATTATACTAGCTAACGCAAGTATGGATAAAGTCTCTGCGGAGGAAGACCAAGTACCATTTAGGATGGGAAGGTTAGAACCGCAAGAGACTTTTATTGTTTACTCAACTGACTTTACTAAGGCCCCCGTTATGGCGGTGGTAAGAAAAGAATTGAGCGTGATAACTGAAGGCTCGGCACAAGTGGATAGCATAGTCGCTGCCGCAAGCAAAGCTAATACAGATTACCATTATGGCGTGTATACTAAGGACAAGTACTATCTGTTCATTACGAATACAAATAACTATATTAACCCAAATACCAAGCCCGACGAAACTAAACCAAATGGCTTGGGAGTGATACCTATAGTAGAGTATTACTTAAATAAGTCGAGACTCGGAATATTCGAGCCAATACTAACACTACAAGACGCCGCTAATGAGGGAATAAGTGATAGGCACAACGCTTTAGAACAATTCGTTCAAGCGTATTGGAAGTTTGCGGGTTGCCGTATAGATATGGATAACTACGAGGCTTTCCTTAAAAAAGGTGCAATTATGGTGCCACCTAACGCAGCGGGCGAGACTTCTAGGATAGATATAGACTTAGTAACAAAAGAGTTAAACCAAGCACAAACGCAAATACTAACCGACTATGAGGATGCTAAGATATATGAGATTACAGCGACACCACAGAATAAGGCTTCGGCTGGGGGTAACACAGGTACCGCGTTAGAGATATCACAAGGCTGGATTAAAACAGACACGGCTTCTGATACAGTAGAGGGGCAGTTCCAAAGGGCGGAGACAGAGATGTTGAAAGTTCTATTAAGAATACCCGCTGTACGTAAGAGCCTTAAAGGACTAAAGGTTGCAAACGTAGACATACACTTTAGCAGGAATAAGACCTCTAACCTATTAGTTAAGACACAAGCCTTAATAAACCAGTTGACAGCAGGAGTCCACCCAGAGAAAGCATTTAAGGTTATAGGGTTGTATAAAGACTCCGCAGACGTGTACGAGGCGAGCAGGCCTTTCTTAAAAAAGTGGGACTTTGTAGCAGCGCCTATTAAAATAGAGGAGACAGATGAAATATAATTACAACATAAATAATAGTAATAGCACTTTACAAATTGATATGGGTACGGGGTTTCTTGCCCTGCCTCACGGTAAAAGCGTTATCGTAGATAATAAACAATTAGTGGATATGCTATGCAAGATAAGAGGGGTAACTCTTACGAGCGTAGATAAAATAATTAAAAAGACTAAGAAAGTCGAGGAGGAAATGCAATGAGGAGTCCAGCATTTATGAACATACAACTATTCGCGGAGCCGGGTGCAGGCGCACCAACACCAACACCAGCGCCAACACCCGCGCCCGCGCCCATAACGCCACCAGTGGCAACGCCACCAGTGGCAACGCCACCAGTGGCAACGCCACCTGTAGTATCGCAAGCGTCCTATACAGAGTTAGAGAAGAACTTTAAGGCTCTCACAGATAGCTATAAGGCCTCTCTAGGCGAGAAAGAGAGAAAGGTATTCGAGGATAACGAGAAAGATAAACTGATTGCGGAGTTACAGCGCGAGAAGAGAGTCATCGAATACGGAAGTAAGCTGTCTAGTTTAGAACTAGATGAGAACACTTTAAGAGTTGTAACAGAAGATATGATGAAAGGCGAAGTAGGCACTTTAATTAAAGCTGTCTCCGCGTTCATAGAAAAAAAGGCTAAGGAGGCTAAAGATAAAGCAGCTAACGATACGCCGGCACCACCGGATGGACAAGGCACAAAGCCCTCAACCCCGGACAATGAATTCGAAAAGTACAGAGACAACCCAGAACTTTTTTATAAAAGCGCACTCGGTACTAAATAAAATATAAGGAGTAGTAATTATGGCAAGAGTATATAAGAGTATTCAAAAGATTGCAATGGCATACGCTAAAAAGCAACCACAGGTTATCGATTATATCACAGAAGAATCACCTTTAATTTCTAGTGCGCCAATGCAACCCTCAACCCACGGTTTGAGACATGCGTTCGCTGAATTAGAAAGCGTAACAGGCGGCGGTTTTGTTGATATGGACGCAGAATTACCTAGTGCAGGTACACTAAAGAAGTTGAACTACCAAGATTTATCCATTCTAGGATGTCAAATTGAAGTAGCAGAAGACACACTTAAACAGTTAGGAGGTATGCCCCAGTATCTAGCTGACAACGAAGGCGCGATAATTAAGACTACCGTCTCTACCGCCGAAGAGCAGTTAATATATAACATTCTTCACCCCTATGCTGTGGCACAAGGCAAAGCAGTCACAAGCGCTGCTGGCGCTTCTGGTAACAAATACTATTCAATTCTTATCCTAAGATGGGAAGAGGGCAATCTTACAGGCTTGTATGACCCTAAGGGATTTGGTCAAGGCGGGATATTTACTGTGGACGCATTAAATGGTGGAAACAGATACCTAGATAGCACTAATGTTATCGTTGAGGGAGTTACTATGAAGTCATATATCGGTTTCTTGGTTAATAACCCTAGGAATATCGCAGCTATAGTCAACATTGACTCAACCGCTGTTTTACCTGCCACTTTAGCGCAACAGATTTCCGACCAGTTAATCGCAGCAAGGGCAGGCTCTTCTGGAAGAACTGAAATATGGATGCACCCAGCACTTCTAGGCAAGTTAGCTACGTTCAAGGACGATAAGTTAGTTATGTATCCTAGTAACACTGATGTTAATAGATTAGTTGCAATGTGGGATGGTTTCCCAATCCGCACATCTTATAACTTCAAACAAGGTACCGAAGGTACCGTAACAATATCATAGGAGGCTAGAATAATGGCTGGTTTGAATGAAGATATTAAAGTTTATGGTGAGAGCTTTTTCGATGATACGACAGTTCCCCAAAACGATACAACAAATTCCGACGGATACAACGTGTCTACGTGCGCGGTACTCGGCTCTTTTAGAGTTAAGGCTGTAGTTGGTGACACAAAGATAAGTCTAGCGAACGGACAGGCGCTTACTATTACTTTACAGGATAGTGATACCGATGTTGATGGTGACTACGCTGCTTTGGCAACGATATACACGATTACCGCAAGCGGTGCCACCGAGTTAGCAGTAGGAGCAGACCTTGGCGAAATAGTATTGCCTTATACAGCTAAACAGTTTGTAAGGGCTACCATTACAACAGATGACGTTGCTGCGACAGGCACAATAATGGTTTACCCTGTATACTTGCCTAGATAGACAGTATACTAAATAGGAGGACACACAAATGCCACTTTGCCCAAAATGTAAAAAGCATTTCGGAAACTACGACGAAGCATATAAACAACACATAGCTACTTGCGGTCGCCCAAAAACAGCGCCCGCAGTATCTGTGTTAGATACCCCGTTAGAAGTGAAAGAGATGGAAAAGGTATTAGCCCAAAGAGAGCTAGAGTGGAGCGCAATAATCAAAGCTAAAGATGTAGAGATTGAGGCCCTAAAAAAAGCAAAATTTACTTTAGAAAAAAGTGTACAAGGTTACAAAGGCGCAACTGGCGCTCTACAGAAGACAAACGCTGTAAAGAAAGAAGAGATAGAGCTTAACAAGAAGGCATTTAATCGGATGAAGAAATTGTTAGTACCCCACTCCAATGAAACTTTCGAGTGGAGAGCGTATTCCATTAAGGAATATACGGTAAAATCTTTTATGGAAAAAGGTGAAAAATAGGCTATGGCACACGCACTATTACCAAAATTAAAATTGAGGCTAACAGGTACACAAGAGCTACCCGCTGACGCGGTACTAGAAGAGTACTTAGCCATCGCAGAAAATATAGTCATAAATAGACTGTACCCTTTTGTTGATGACGTATCAACTACAGCAGTCCCAGATAGGTATGAAAGCGTGCAAGTAGATATTAGTGTTGCGCTAATCAATAAGAGAGGTGCTGAAGGTCAGACTTCACACGAAGAAAACAGTATAATAAGGTCTTATTCTAGTAACGACGTCCCTCCGGGGTTGTTGTCTAGGATAATACCATACATAGGGTAACAGGCTACTATGCGCAATATGGCTATCAATAAAAGCACCATATATTATGCGAACCCAGTAAGTCGTGAGCCAAGTGTAAACGCCGAGGGCTTCCTAACAGGGGATACGTCAATAGAGTATACTACACCCGTTGCTATTGCGGCCGCTATAACAGAACCGCTTAACGCATCGGACACACAAGCCTATGGCAGAGTAGAGAATTACGATAGAGTAATAACGCTCTTGGGGTCACCGTTTGTACTGGACACACGAATATGGGTAAATAAGGTAACAACAGAACCATATGACTACATAGTCGTACAGCCGGGAACAAACACCTTAGTAAGACAGGTGGAAGTAAATGCCTAATCTTACTAGAGAGTACACGATATCAAATATGCTCTCTTTAGAAGAAATGCTTCTAAAAATGAGTGCCGAAATCGAGGCTAGGGCGACTAAACTTGTTAAAGACTTAACTACTCGAGGCGAGGCTATGGCGGCCGCAACGCTACCACAGTCGGACTATTCGCAAGAGGGTACTAGCATATCCGCAACGATAAGTAAGTACACAGGAACTATTAGGGCAAGAGGCTCACAGGTAGTTTATATAGAGTTTGGTACCGGAATAGTAGGGGCGCAAAACCCAGAGCACCCAAAACCATCATTATGGCCCGGCTATATGGGACACGACGTAAACAAACACGGTAGTAAAGGTTGGTACTTCCCAATCGGTGATAGGTCACATATATCCGTGTTATATGGTAAGAAAGTGGCGAGGTATCAACACACAACAGGAAGATTTGCGTCTGCATTTATGTATCGAACGGCAATGTATGTTCGTAGGGAGTTTTCAAAGATGCTTACCGAAGGAGTTATACGATGATAGATATTGAGCCAGAAGTTTATACGGCTGTGTATAGGGTGCTAAAAGAGGCCTATCCAAGTCTTAACGTGCTCAACGTAGAGCCATCGGGCGAGGCGAGCTTACCCGCAGTGTACTTCTATCAAATGAGTAACGTGAGCGACCCAGTAACAAGGGAAACGGATAGTAAGAGGGAGTACTCTACTGCGGTAACGTTTCAAACAGAGGTTTATACGGCCTCTAGTAACAAGAAAGGACTATCAAGAGAGATAGTTTATACGGTAGACGACGTATTATCAAGTGAGCCATTCGGGATGAGGAGAACGCAAGCGGGAAGCATCCCCAACTTATACGAAAACACGATATACCGTTTTATAATGAGGCATACCTGCTCTGTAACAAAATACGGAGTAATATACTAGGAGGTTAGTAATGAGTAATCTAAATACACCAGTTGCTGCGGGAGGTAGCAAAAAGTCAGTATCGTTTTTAATGTGGTCACCCACCGATACATCTACGGCTCTAGAAGACGTAACCGCGTCTACTATAGTCCCCTTTATCAATGTTTTGTCAGCGCCGGAGGGCGGGCAAGAACCAGATAGTTATGATGTATCTTCTCTTGCGGATAGAGCAGCGAAAATGGCGCAAGGCAGAGAGAAAGGCGGCATTATGCCATTCCCTTGTAACTATACACCAGACAACTATAGCAAGGCTAAATTGGCTCAAAACTCGGAGAATTCTTATTGGTTCTTCTTGTTTATGGGCGAAGATAGCGACGATAACCCAGATGGGCACTACGGTGCTTGGGCTTGGAAAGGTACAGTACACGCAAGACGTAATGAGCTTGCACAAAATGGTAATTTCACTATGACAGTTACCTGCTATACAGAAGATGTAGCCATAACCGAGTATAACGCCTTCACTGCATTAGTACCCGAGCTTAATAGTGTAGTTCTTACTAACTCACGGGTAGGGGTAGAGAGTACTCTCGCTTTAGTATATGCAAGTGCAACACCACCTACGGGCCCAACATTGGCATACCAATGGCAGTTAGGCGAAAGTGCTTACACTTCTTTTAGTGATATAGCTACGGGCGTTACGTCCACCTACACACCTGTCACAGCAGACCAAGGTAAGTTCTTAAGATGTTTGGTTTCCGCTACTGGAACAGCTAGGGGCACACGGTACTCACAAGTACTAGAAGTAGAAGCCGCAGCGTAAACATAATATGAGGAGGATAATATATTATGATTAAAACAACAAAAAGTATAACAATTAAACACGAGGGCGTGGACCTTATACTAAGGTATTCACGAAACAGTATCCGTAAAATGGACGCGTCAGGGTTCGTGTTTAGAGCAGAAAAGGCAACGGTTAGTATGTATACACAATTAATTTGTGGCGCTTTCTATGAAGCCTGCCCTAGGTCTTCGGATGACGACATATTAGATATCTATCTAGCAACTATCCCAGAAGAGCATAGAAATGATTTCATAGCGGCTCTTGTGGATATGTATGTAGAGATATTACAGCGGTTTATAGGCACAGGTGAAGCTAACACAAAAAAGATAGCTCCGCCTTGGAAGAAGAGCTGGTAATATCCTCGGCAACAGAGTACTTAGACCTAAACTGTTCATATATGATGTCCCTAGGAATGTCGTTACACGACTATTGGCACGGATATGTTGAGAACGATGCCTACTACATTGAAGCCGAACAACACCGCCTACACCGGGACAATGTATTAGCCCATAGGGCTGGAATGTACGTGCAAAGCGCGGTAGCCGTTATAGCTAGCAACATCTTACGTAAGAAGGGAGACACCTCCCCTATTGCGGAGTACCCAAGAGAGCCTTATCCGATAACACAGAAAGAGTTAATAGAGGCCAACAAGAAAGCAGAGAGGCGAATTGAAAAGAAGGAATCTAATCATATTCAAGATATGCAGACTTATATGAGAGGTATGTGCAGATAATGACCGGTAGTAGCTTAAACATTGATACCCTATCAATAAAGATAACCGCTTCCGCAGCGAACGCGTCTAAAGCCTTACGGGGCTTAGCCGTTGACGCTAAAAAAGTTGACGTAGGTGCAAAGCAAGGGGCGGTAGGTCTTACAAAGCTACAACTTGCTATGAAAAAGGTAAGCGCCGCGCGTGCGGGTATAAAACTTACTACGGATAGCCTAGCTATGCTCGCAATGAAAGCGTATGCTATGCAACGTGTAGCACGTATAATCTCGACTTGGGTTCAAGCAACCAACGCTTTCGTTGAAAATATGAACTTATTTACTGTCTCTATGGGCGAGTACGCCGATGAGGCAGTTTCTTATGCAGAAAAAGTGCAAGACGCTATGGGCATTGATATGTCCGAGTGGATAAGGGCACAAGGTATTTTTAATAATCTATTAACCGGTTTCGGAGTAATCTCCAAAGAAGCGTTCCTTATGAGTCAAAATCTAACCCAGTTAGGCTATGACATATCATCATTTTATAATATACAAGTAGACACGGCGCTTACAAAACTACAGTCCGCTGTAGCGGGTGAGTTAGAACCGTTAAGGCGATTAGGTTATGCAACAGACCAAGCAACCCTACAAGCATTAGCTTTTTCTTTTGGCATAACGAAGTCCTTTAATACTATGACGCAGGCGGAGAAAGTAACGCTACGATACACAGCTATTATGAATCAATCGTCAAAAGCTATGGGCGATTTAGGTAGAACCATTGCGACACCAGCTAATGCTTTAAGAATTTTAGGTCAACAGCTAACACAGTTAGAGAGAGCCTTAGGTCAAGTAATACTACCCCTGCTTATGGAGATGTTACCTTATATACAGGCAACGGTATTGGCGTTACGAGATTTAATGTACGAGATGTCTGCTTTAGCGGGATACGAGATACCTGTAATTGATTACAGTAACTTAACAGACGGGGCCGTTAGTACGGCTGACGCTATGGCAGACGCAGAGGACGCTATAGACGCCGCCGTTAAAGCCGCAGTAGGCTTTGACGAGTTAAACCTACTATCTACTGGCTCTTTTGGCGTGGATGAGAACAAAGATGACCTATCCTTCCTACTAAGTGATGTGCCTTTGTATGACTTCCTTACAGGAGTTAATGAGCAAGTAGAGGTGCTGACAGAGAAGCTTAAAGAGCCATTAAAGAAAGTGCTAGCCATAAGTGGGGCAATACTTGCTACCAAGATAATTCTTAGCACCATAGCGGCCCTGCTATCACCGATAGGATTAGCGCTGATAGCGGTCGCTTCTATAGCGGCGGGTGTATATACTATATACGAGAACTGGGGTCTGCTTAAAGATATTATGGACCCTTGGCTCGAGGACTTTGCTACCGGGTTAGATTTTATTGGTGGTGCTTTCGCGGACGTAGGTGACACGATATATGAAACCGCTTTAACCATAGGCGAAGCCATCATAAGCGTGATTGACAAAATAGAAGACGGAATAAAGAGAGCTAAAGATTTTTTAGGCCTCCCTACGGCGGAGCAATCTTGGGGGGAGGAAATAACTAATGGGGGCTTTGGCAAAAAGGCTCTAGACTTTGGCAAAAAGGCTCTAGATTGGGTGGGCTCCACAGCCATAAGTGCCTTAGGTGGCCTAGGTACAAGAACCGTGACACCGGGTTACGCAGAGGGGGGCTTCCCTACACCGGGGATGCCTTTTATCTATGACGAGAACCCAAGCAGCCCAGAATACGTTGGTAAGCTAGGCGGGCACACTACGGTAGCCAACCAAGACCAGATAGTCGACGGAATAGCTAGGGGAGTAGCCGTTGGTATGGCAGACGCTCTATCAAAGAGTGGTAACACAGATAAGAATATTAATGTTGTACTAAAAGTTTCAGGCAGAGAGCTTGCGAGGGCGGTTAATCTAGGAAACAATGAACTAGGATACAACACGGGAGGTCTTAGCTACGTATGAGCAATAAACCGTATATGTTAATAGGCAGAGAAGCTGTCTCGTATTATAATGGCACTTCACTTTACTACAGCACGGATAAAGGTACTACCTTTACAGAGATACCTCTTACCCTAGAGGTACCCACAGATGGCTCAAGCCTTGAGATAGTTGACGTAGCAAGTTCACCTAGTGGTAAAGTAATATTATCTGTATCTTATGATGATACGGAGACCGCCACTAGTGGGGTGGCTATATATGAGGGTACTGATGGTTTCACTTTTGAGCTTGTAGATACCTACCATAGTAGTCTTTACTCGTATACCTGTAACCGATTATCATATACTGGTGGGTACTTTGTACTCGTAGGAAAAGTTACGGGTTACACAGATGACGGGTGGCTCGGATATAAACAGAGCGGCGGAGGCTGGTCTGCGATTGCGTTTAGTTCTTACGAACTCCTTGACATAGTCTATGGGGCTTCCCTTTGGGGACTATTAGGCGACGAGAATATGCTGTTAAGCTCGGATATTGACGCAAGCTCTTGGTCGACTATTTCTTTAGGCTTTACTGGTGCTAAGGGAATATGTTATAAAGAGGGAACGGAAGAGGCTTTTGTTTGCGTAGCTGACGGTGGCGTGATAGCTACTAGCGTAGACTGTATTACTTGGACGGAACAGACATCGGGTACAACGGAAGACCTATACACAGTAGCAACTAATAACGAGACCGTTATAGCGTTAGGTGATAATAGCACTTGTCTAGTATCAACCGAGATAGCTACGTGGGTTTCCGGAACAGCGTTACCAACAGGGGGCTCTTATATGGGAATTAATTATATAAGCCCTTATTTTTACACCGGCGGTACGGATGTTATGCGAAGCGAGGACGGGTTCTTCTGGGATACGATAACAGTTGACGAGGGTACTGTACTTGGTGCTGTGGCATACTATATAACAATAGATTTACCATATCCCGCTAGTGGTTTACCCGTTGAGGGACAACAGTTAGTATCCCAATCAAGAAATGTTAAAGGCGAAGTGATAGGCGAGAAGATTAATCGTAGGTTATCTAAATTTAATTTAACTTGGAATCATTTAACAGAAGCAGAATGGGTTAATATACTACAACTAATAGACGCTTTTGAGGTGTCGCTAACCTTTTGGGACACCCCAACGTCGGCGGTAGTAACTAGAAAGTTCTATTGGGGCAACAGTTCAGCTATCCCAGACAAGTGGGACCTAACAACGGAAAGTGTCGCTAAGCCTATCACCTTTAGGGATATTTCTTGTAATCTAATAGATATGGGAGGGGATGACCTATAATGATAGCTACATCTTCACGGTATAAACAAGAAATGGAGGAGACGTTACGCGGTAGCACCGATGTAACGGTATCCTTTTTTGTTACAGACCCAGACGCTGTAGCGCTTGGAACGGTAACCTCTAATGGAGAGCTACCTTTTTCTAGCGTGGCGGATATACTATCGCAAGAGGGATACCAATCAAGAATACTTTTAGAAACAGGAAGATGGCTAACCGATGGGCTATCTGATTTATCCGAAACTAATCAAGGCTACATAAGCTCCGAGGTAAGTAATTCGAGCGGAACGTTTACCTCTAATCCAGTAGTAACCCTATCCTTTAGTTCGGGGGTGTCGTTTCCTGCGTTACAGCTAATCTTTGACACGTTTAGAGGCGCATACCCTAAAGAGATTTTAGTAACCGCTATAAATTCTAGCGCTGTTACGGTCGTATCGGCAAGCACGACTATCATAGTGGGCGCTATTATATCCGTGGAAGGCGCTTTTAACGATATAACTGAAATACAAATAGAATTTGTACAG